CGTAGCGGTAGCCACCGACCGGGGCGGTGCCGAATCCGACGCCGTTCATGAGGATGAGAACTACCAAAATAATTACAATCATTGCTTCTCCTTCTTGCTTTCGTATATTATGTAGACCATGCCAGGCGGGATCTTGATGGGCTTCGGCACTACGAGCTCGGTTCGCGGCGCGCCGCAGACGCCGCAATGGTCCGCCCCCGGCGCGTACAGCACGCCGCATTCGCGCGTCCACTTCCAAAGGAATGGCACGCGGGCGCGGCAGTAGGACATCTTGGTGTATGGCATCGACGCGCCTCGATCTAATACCTTCGCAGGTTCTTCACTGGTATGGTGCGCTCCGCGCCGCTCTCCGTCGTTTCCTGGATGAAGAACGGGCCTTCTTTCATCGCCTTCTTGCGAAGCTGCGTCATCGTACCGGCCTGGTCTTTTGCTGGCTTCTTCGGAAGTAGTTCACGACGCTTCTTGGCAGCAGCTCTGCACTTCTCTATGTGCGCTGCCCACGTTGCTTTTGTATATCCTTTTGGAACGCCGGAGTCCGCAAAATCTTTATGGCTCAGAGCGTCCAGCCCCAGCGACTTGTGCTTCTTCAGCTCCTTGCCGGTGACGCCCAGAATGGACTCCAGCAGCCCGTAGTATCGCGGCTCCACGAGGCCCTGGCCAGTGCCGTCCTCGATGGGATGCGGGTCCCACAGCAGCTCGCCGTCCAGGGCGACGCAGGCGTGCATTCCGCCGCGCGGGCTGACGCCCTCGATCGTGGAGTAGCCGCTGGGTTTCTTGCCGTCGATGAATGCGCGGCGGTAGGACAGACCGTAACCGGCCAGGAAGTCGTTGGCGCGCTCAGCCTGATCGTCCGTGGACATCTCCGGCACGGCTTCAAGTGGCAGATCCAAAATTGATGCTAAACACGCCGCGAAGCAATTTCCTGTTTCTCCCACTCGAGTTTGAACGACTCTATGCATTGTCCTTACGCTCCGTGGCTATGGCGGCGCGCCTGTCGACGGCCTCAGCCACCAAAGCGGACGTCAATGAACTTGAAACTCCGGCGACATGCGCCGCGTCCGAGAACCCGCTCCGCCATTGCTCGAGACGATCCACCTTCAGGTCCAACCCGCTGAGGCGACTGCCGTGCTCTTTTTGCCCTAGCTCTAGCTGAATTGTTTTCTTATCTCCGTCGTCCACTCGCTGTGTGAGTCGCCCATAGATTACAGCAGCTACTATGATGCTAGTCAGTATGCCGCCAATTCCCACCGCTATTTCTGGTGTCACTTATCCCGCCTTTCTAGTTTGGCCCGACTGGCGGGAGTCCCATGGTGTACGGCGTTCTGCAAATATGCGCTCGGTCAGGCGCACTGTGGCGTCTATGAAGAATACGTACGTAAGCAGCGCAGCGGCGTCCTGTCCGCGCGAGAAGCGCATGGCCTGCTCAACGTCCAGGGTGTAGGCCATCTCGCCGTTGCGCACGGTGAAGTATTGCGGCGTCGCAACATCGGCGCGCTCGATAAGCCATGCGGTCATTACAGTCTCGGTTCTTTCACTGAGTAGCTGTGATCGGTTTCATGTACCACGCCGTAAGCACGTCTCCGTCACCGACAGTCTTGTGCAGAAGCGTGATGGCGTTGTCCAGGAGCGTGTAGTCCACGTTCTGCGTCAAGAACAGGCCATTGAGATACAGGGCCATGCTGCCGGTTGATGGGGTGTCCACTAGTAGGAAGCGATTGCCAGTGGCAAGCAGTTGGGTCTGTACGAATACTGGGTTCACACTACCGCCTTGGTTACGCAAACAAAGTCATCGTCCATGTCAACCGTGCGCTCCGCCAGCTTGTGCGAGCTGTCACCGAAGAAGTAGATCATTCCATCCTTCATGCGACAGTGGCACTGCGTGATGCCGGTGTCGTAGTCGAATATGAGGATGGAGGGGTCCACCGTCGGCGCGTACGTGGATTGGTTCCACTCCCAAGCGTCGTCGCCCTTGATCGGAACTTCGTGGGTGGAGTCGCACCCTGGACAGTGCCACATAAGATGTCCGTCGTGCGTTACTCCGGCCCTGGCCACTAAAGTACTCCTGCATCGCACGGTTTCGAATGATCATGCGTCGCCAACCAGCGGCGGAACATCGGCATCGTGAATGACGTGATGGCTGCGAACGTCATGCTGGACAGATGGTGGCCAAGCATATAGTCTTCTTTCGCGCTTTCCACGGTGTGATAGCCGATCATGCACTTCGTTTCATCGAAGTTCTTGCCGTTGACATCGTACTGGTCTACCACGAATACGTTGCTGGATTCCGGTGAAGGACCGACGTAGCAGTCGATGGAATCTCCATCTGAGCCGTTGATCCCCATGTCGATGAAGCCATAGTCCGCGGGCATCGTCGTTGACCAGCTTACACCATCCGGTGTGACTCCGGTGCGCACTCCGCCTTCTGGCGTCTCGACGCGGACGGGAAGCGCGTGGTAGTCCAGCATGCCTTGCGCCCGGTTGGTGACGCTGGAAGCGCCGTCTTCGTCAAAGGATCTGTGCCTTGGAACTTCGGCCTTGTACACACTACCTTCACCAGCAAAGCTAAGTTTGTAGCCAAGCCGCTGAAGTTTGTGGCCATCCCAAAGTTCTGCCACATAGACTGGTTTTCCTTCAATATCGGCCGCGCCTTCTGCGTATTCTTGGGCCGTCTGAAGACTCTTGAACGTACGGTTCGAGAGGGTGTCTTCCGCCTTCTTGCGCAGTGGTCGTGTGCCATGGCGAGCGTCCGTGGCGTACGCCACGATGGAGCCGTCCGTGAAGCGAACCGGGACGGCTGTTTTTCCGTCCAGGTCCTCAATGGCGTCGCCGATGGACGCGACGACGCGCGTCTGACCGCCGAACAGCAATGCCTCGCCGACCTTTAGCCCCGTAGGCAGTACTGGAAGATCAGGAGCGATGTCGGTTGCCTTGCCAGCCTTCTTCTTGACCAGTTCTGGGCCCTTCTTCTCGTCGTTGTCCTCTGGCTTCGCCTTCGGCTCGTCAGGATCCTCGCCTTGGCCCGTCTTGTTCTCGGCCTTTATGGCCTTGGCTGGCGAGTCGGCCTCGCCCAGACCAGCGCCCTCGCCTCCGAAGAGGCCCTCGCCAAGCTCACCTTCCGAAGTCACGTCGTCGCTGAGCTTCTGGATGAACTCGTCGTCCAGCGTGGAGCCGATACCGGTGACGTCGCTGGTGCGCTTGACTTCCTGCGCGACCTTGCGCGGCGACATGATGCCGCCATTGAGGTACACCGTGGTGGTGTCTGCGACAGCCTTGGCCAGCTCGGCCTTGTCCTTCTCGTCCAGCACGCGGATGGAGGGGCAGAGCAGGTCGAGATCATCGGGCACCTCGCCCAGCTCGGACATGCAGACGACTGGATACAGTTTCTCTAGCTGTGGGAGCAGGTATGTGGCCTGATCAGTGGAGATCTTCTCTTCGTAGATCTTCTCGTCGCCATCACCAGCTTGACCCAGGCCGTTGTATGTGCGTCCGAACAGGCGTGTAACCGGCATCTGCGCCGCACCAGCCAAATTCAACTGGAACAACTGGAAGATCTCGCCGAGACCGCCGAAGCTGAACTGCGTCGACTCTATAGAGCCGTCAGCCGGCAGCGGGATAAGCGAGTTGTTGCTCATCAGGTGGTTGAGCGCCGTCATGCGCTGCTCGAACTTTTGCGTCGCCATCTGCGACGAGCCGAGGCCGGACAGCATCTGCGCCAGCTCCGGGAACTTCATGCCCAGCAGGTTGGCTCGGAACGTTAGCGACAGGATGTTCCACATCGTGTTGTCCAGCATGGTGATGGACTCGTACGACGGCTCCAACACCGAGATGCCCCACCACGACTGCGCCTCAACCTCAGGCGTCGGAACGGTGGGCCCGAGGAAGCGCAGCACGCGGCTGGAGTGGACCTGGAATGACGTGCCGCCGGCCGGCGTGACGTCGTACGTCTCCGGCTTGCCGAAGTCCAACGGCCGGTTGATGTCGGTGCACACGTCGCCGCTCGGGTGAATTCCCGCCCAGCGGTCGAAAGGTATTACGCCCTTGTACGCACCGATCTTGACGGACTCGAGGTCGAGCGGCTGGTCGAGCTCGTTCTCCTGGCCGTCGATGACCATCAGGCCGCCGGCGCCGCCGAACAGGCGCCCCCACGTCAGGCCGGTGAGGATGTTGTTCTTGGTGTTGGTCTTGCGCAGTGCGCGGTTGATGCGCGTGATATCCTTCGGCTCGATGTCGCTGGTCATCGTCGGCCAGGCCTTGACCATGTCCTGCGCCGGCACCTCGACGATGCGGCGGCTGATCCAGTGGTTGCGGAACAACGTGATCAGGTTCCAATAGTCGTACGACAGGCGCACGAGGTTGTACTCGGCGCCCTGGCCGAGCGACGGCGTGCCGAAGCCCATGCGGGCCCCGGAGTTGGAGAACAAGTCGGCGGCCTGCGCCGTGGTGGCTCCGCCGATGCCCAGCAGCTTCTCGACGTTGTTCGCTATTTTGCGCTTGCGGGGCTTGGGCATCTATCGGATTCCTTTCCAAGCGAACGCCTTGCGCTGCTTCGGTTGTGGTGCCTGGAACCACCAGGCGCGGTGAACTCACGCGCCTGATCTGGTTAACTACGATACTGGTGAGCCGGTTAGACGGTTCATGCGCCACAGCGGGTTTCCGCGCTGCTCACGCTCGTACGCGCCGTTCCACGCGGCCAGCTCGGTGTCGTAGAACGAGCAGTTGTGCGATATAACGGTAGGGGTTGGGTCGTCTTTGCTAGTGTAGGCCACGATTACGAACATCTCGTGCACTTTTACGGGTCCGGCGTCCGGCCACTGCTTAAGCACTTCTGAGCGTCCATCCCTGCCCAGCTTATTGCACACCTCGAAAGGGTCGCAGACATGCGGATGCCACTCGGTGTTGGGGTAAACCGGGCCTTGCGGGTATGTGAAGGCGGTGCCGCCCCATTCATGGCCCATCTTCGCGACATTAATGCCGCAGTTCTCGCAAGCATGCGGACCGTAATAGACTATCTTCGAATTTCTAAACGTCAAAGGTGCCATTGTGTTCTCCCTACGTATGTAAACGTGCTGGCTACTTCTGGTGCGTTAGCCGCCGCACACTGAGCGGCTCAACTTCAAAACGTCGCGAAGAACTTGACGGCGGACTCTTCGATTACTACGTCACTCTTTTCCAAGATCACTTGACCGATGGATATCTTGTTCTTGAAGAACACCACCTCGTATCCGACTTGCTTGTACTCGTCGGCTTCTATCGTAATCTGCTTGCCGCCCGCGTATATCCTGAACTTCTTCATGTCAAATCTCCACTTCCGACTCCGGCAGGATGTCCGTCTCCTCCATCCAGATTACGTTCGTCTCGCTGTAAGGCACCGCCATGACGTCGCCCTCGTCGCTCTTCACGAACGCCCACAGCAGGCGCTTGTTGGAGCTGAGAATGGCCTCCAGCACCTCGTCGTCTATCAGCATGCCGCGCCAATGGATGACGTCTCCGGCTTGTATCTCCACCTGTCTGCGTTCGTCAGGCAACGTCTTACTACGGCGACGAATGCGCAGCGCCATAACACCCCTCTTGCGGGTCTTGCAGACCCGAGTCACGTACGGCAGGCGGTAGTTCATGCCGCCTCCGCGATGTCGCCGCTGGCCACTTGCTTGAACTGCGTGAGCGTCATTGTCTTGATGGAGCCGTTGCGGTAGACCCGGTGCGGCCAGCTGACGTCCGAGAACGCGAGCAACGGTATGATGAGGCACCTGCAGTTGAATATGTTGCCCGGCGCGTACTTTCCAAGCGGCTTCTCGTCGACTAGCGCCTCTGGATCCGGTAGGTCGCCCCACGAGCAAAGCACGCCGTTCAGGTTCTCGTGGCTGGCGCGGGTGCGCTGGTCGTGCGACGTCGCCCACTCGAACCACTCGAGGTTCAGCGCCTCGGACCGCGCCCGGGTGAGCGCCGAACTGGCCTTCTGCGCCTCGGTCCTGGATATGAGCCGCGTCCTGGAGCGCAGCAGCTCGGGGAACCGCTTCTGGTACATCTTGGCAATCGTTGCCGGCCGAGCTCCGGCCTGCTGCGCCTTAGTGACTTCGTTGGTCAGTGTAGTGGCAGCTTCGAGTGGTAGGGAACTAATCAGCGAAGCATTCTCCCTGATCAGTTGCTGGACGCGTGCGCCCGTCGG